ACCTGAGGTAAAATACCTAGCTCCTGAACCACTGGTTAATTATTCTGATTTATCATTAACTAAATTTCCTGATGTGCACTTTGTTGGTGATGCGTTGTCAGCAAGGGGAATTTCAGTGTCAGGAGCTCATGGTACACTAGTTGCTGAAAAAATCTTGGAAAATTAAAATAATTTACGTATATTATGGGTATGGAAGATAAATTTAAAGAATGGCCTAGTAGTAAAAGGTTAAAAAAAGCAGATGGAACTATTGCATATATTTGGGATAACAAATATCATAACTGGGAAGGACCAGCATTAATTCCAGAAGGTAATGTAAAAAAAAGAGAATATTATCTTTACGGAATAAAATATAGTGAAAGTGAATTTAAAGAAGTAGTTAGAAATAGAACAGGATTACCATGGTATAAACAACCTGCTCCAAAAGGAACTACACATAGAAATTAATTAATATGAAAATAGGTTTATGTGGAACAATGAGTGTAGGTAAAACTACATTAGTTAAAGCGTTACAGGAATTACCTGAATTTAAAGATTATAAATTTGCTACTGAACGTAGTAAATATTTAAATGATTTAGGTATTCCATTAAATACAGATTCAACATTAAAGGGTCAAACAGTATTTTTAGCTGAACGTTGTGCTGAGTTAATGAATGAAAATATTATTACAGATAGAACAGTAATAGATGTTATGGCATTTACTATGAATGCTAAATCAATAGGTTATCAGGATAAGGAAATATTTGAAGATTATGCTAAAGAATTTGTTAGAGATTATGATTATATTTTTTATATTTCACCTGATGGTATTCCTATAGAAGAAAATGGGGTTAGAGAAACTGATGAGCATTATAGAGATATTATTGATTTTACAATAATTACATTAATTAAAAAATATGCTCATATGGCTAATGAAATTGAAACAATAAAAGGCACTACAGAGGAACGAATTAAGCAAATATTAAATGTTGTAAATTCTTAATATATTTATAACAAAATAATAAATAATGAAAAAATCAGAATTAAAATCATTTATTAAAGAAAATATTATTGATATTCTTAGTGAAGTTAGTGATGAAGAATTGGAAAATTTAGAAGATTACAGTAACGAGCTTGATGATGTTATAGATAAACAAAAAGAATTAGGTAAACTTCAAAAAGAAGAAGATGATGATGATAAAGACGCTGTCAAAGGCGCTATGAAAGCTAGAGGTAAATTTAAAAAATTAGATTTAGCTGTTAAAGCTCTTAAAGATATAGAAACGGAAATGAAATCATTAGCTAGAAAATATAGTAAAGCTGATGAAAGTGAAAAAGAAAAAATTAAAGATATTTTAAGAGCAAAAACTCCAAAGAAAAAAGAATTGGAGCAATTAGTTGCAAAGTTAGAAAAAGATGTCGTCTAAGGAAAGAATTTTTTATATTGCTAAAATTTTTGTATTAATTTCAATTATTATTTGGTTTTTAATTGATAATGATGAACCATATGTTAGTCAATATCAAAATCAAATAAATGCACTTAACTCAAAAATTGATTCTCTTCACACTGCTAATGATGATCTTATTTTTAAAATAGATACATTAAATGGTCAAATTTTAACTTTAGATAAAGAAATTAATAAACAAGATAAACAAATTTTCTCACTTAAAAAGAAAACAAATGAACAAATTAATCGTGTTGATCTTTTTAATGATGATGAGCTTGAAAGGTTTTTCACAGAACGATATAGACACTACTTCGATTCAATTAAAAAAACCGATAGCTCGTCTAGTAATTAAAGATTTAATAAAAGGTGATGGAGCTAATGAAGAATTAGCTTTAAATTTACAAAAAATAAGTTTATTAGAGAATAAAATATCTCTAAAAGACAGTGTTATACTATCACTTAATACTCAAATAGATAATGTTAGGAGTATTGTAATGACTAAAGATAACCAATTAGACCTATCTCAGGAATTATCTAAAAAATTAGAAAGAGATCTAAAAAAACAAAAATTTAAAACTAAACTAATGGGTGGGGCAGGAATATTAATTGCTGTTGCTGCTGCTGTATTAGTTAATTAAATGGCTGATTTAAAAAAAGTAATAAGATCGGAATATATTAGGTGTGCTAAGGATCCAGTACATTTTATGCGTAAATACTGTTTTATTCAGCATCCACAAAGGGGTAGAATACAATTTAATTTATTTCCTTTTCAACAAAAAGTATTAAAATTATTTCAAGATAATCCTTATTCAATAGTATTAAAGTCTAGACAGTTAGGTTTATCTACACTTTCAGCTGGGTATTCTTTATGGATGATGTTATTTGCTAAGGATAGAAATATACTTTGTATCGCAACAAAACAGGAAACAGCTAAAAATATGGTTACTAAGGTTAAATTTATGTATGAAAATTTACCTTCTTGGCTAAAAATAGATGCAGCTGAAAATAATAAATTAAATTTAAGATTAATTAATGGATCCCAAATTAAAGCCACCTCAGCAAGTAGTGATGCAGGTAGATCAGAAGCAGTATCTCTTCTAATAATTGATGAGGCAGCATTTATTGATAATATTGGAGAAATTTGGGCTTCAGCTCAACAAACATTAGCTACAGGAGGTGGTTGTATAGCATTATCTACTCCTTATGGTACTGGTAATTGGTTTCATCAAACTTGGACTAGAGCGGAGGCGGCTGAAAATGATTTTTTACCTATAAAATTACCTTGGTTTGTTCATCCTGAACGAGATCAAAAATGGAGAGATAGACAAGATGAATTATTAGGAGATCCTAGAATGGCAGCACAAGAATGTGATTGTGATTTTAGTACTTCGGGTGATATTGTTTTTTATAATGAATATATGGAATATTATGAAAAATCATTTATCAAAGATCCATTAGAAAGAAGGGGTGTAGATCAAAATTTATGGGTTTGGGAAACTCCTGATTATACTAGATCTTATATGGTTGTAGCTGATGTATCTAGAGGTGATGGTAAAGATTATTCTGCATTTCATGTTATCGATATTGAAAATAATGTTCAAGTTGCAGAATATAAAGGACAAATAAACACAAAAGATTATGGGCATTTATTAGTTGGTATAGCTACTGAATATAATGAAGCTATGTTAATTATAGAAAATGCAAACGTAGGTTGGGCTACAATTCAAGTTGCTTTAGATAGAAATTATCAAAATTTATACTATTCACCTAAAAGTGACCAACCTAATGTTAATTCATATTTTGACAAATATCAGGATCATTCAAAAATGGTACCTGGTTTCACTATGTCTTCTAGAACAAGGCCTATGGTAATAGGTAAATTTCAAGAGTATATTAGTGATCAAGGAGTAACAATACAATCTAAAAGATTAATAGAAGAAATGAAAACCTTTATTTGGAGAAATGGAAGACCAGAAGCTCAATCAGGTTATAATGATGATTTAGTAATGGCTTTTGGTATTGCTATGTATATTCGTGATACAGCATTAAAATTTAGACAAAGAGGTATAGACATAACAAAACAAGCCTTAAATAATATGAGTGTTAATAGAACTGCATATAAAGGAGGCTATGGGTTCTCAAAAGGTGTTGATAATCCTTATCATATTAAAACAGATAAGGGTAAAGAAGACATTGGATGGCTCTTAAGGTAATATTTATAACAATAATTATATATTAAATGGCAGATACAAGCGTATTTTCAAGATTAAGGAGATTATTTTCAACTGATGTAGTAATCAGAAATGTAGGAGGTAATCAAATCAAAACAATAGATACAGACCATATACAAAGTAGTGGTAAGTATGAAACAAATGCATTAGTAGATAGATTTAACAGAATTTATACTACTCAACCTTCATCATTATATGGTGCTCAATTTAACTTAAATTATCAATATTTAAGAACTACTTTATATTCAGAATATGATGTAATGGATCAAGATGCTATTATTGCATCAGCTTTGGATATTTTATCTGATGAATCCACTTTAAAAAATGATATGGGTGAAGTACTTCAAATTAGAAGTTCTAATGAAGATATTCAAAAAATATTATATAATTTATTTTATGATGTTCTTAATGTTGAATTTAATTTATGGATGTGGATTAGACAAATGTGTAAATATGGAGATTTCTTCCTTAAATTAGAAATAGCAGAAAAATTCGGTGTTTATAATGTAATACCTTATACTGCTTATCATATTGAAAGAATTGAAGGACAAAACCCAGATAATCCATCAGAAATATTATATAGATGGAATCCTGAAGGTTTTGCTGGTAGTTCTTATGGTTATTA